CTCGACAGCCAAGGGCGCCGTCAATGTGTTTGTGACCGATTTCGGGGTGACGCTGGACCTGATCCCGAACCGGATCATGCAGGATGTCGCCACCAAGGTCGCCAATGTGCTGATTCTCGATCCGCCGACGCTCGGCATGGATTACCTGCGCGGCTACCAGGTCGAACCACTGGCCAAGAAGGGTCTGTCGGAAATCCGCATGATGTCTGTCGACTGGCAGGTGCATGTTTATGCCGACGATGCGAATGGCGTGATCGGCGACATCGATTATAACGTGCCGGTGACGCTATGAAGCCAGCTTGGCAGGATCGCGACGACACGGAATTGAGCCGGTTCTATTGGGATGACCTGACGTTGCAGCGTGTGAGCACGTCCCTGTCCGAAGAGCGGATCATGCGTGAAAATCGCGAACTCGAGGGCAGGACGCTCTCCTGGGGGCGTCCTGTCCTTCGCATGAGCCTGGCGCAATACGAGATGCTGCAACGCGTCTTTCCCGATTTCAAGCCTGGTGGCGATCCCGTCGCCAGGCGCCGCGTGGTCGAGAAGATTTCCAAGGATCCAGAGTTTCGGGATTTTGTGATCGGGAGGGCGTGATGGCGGGTAAGTTGTATTTTTCCTATGGCGCGCACTTTGCGGGGACGCAGTTGATCAACAAGTGCATTCCGGGGTCGCGCTATATCCGGGCCTATGCGGAGGGGCGCAACGCGAAGGCGGCGGGTGCGCTGCAGACGACCAATCCGCATCCGGCCGGTAGTGATGAAAAAGGCTGCTGGGATTTCGGCTGGGTGAACAAGAACACCGGCACGCCGGCCGATCATTGCGCGGTGTGAACCATGCTTGGAACGTTGATCTATCTGCTGATCGTGTGCGTGGTCATCGGGGTTATCTGGTGGGTAGCCGATTACCTGCCGGTGCCAGAACCGTTGAACAAGCTGCTGAAGATCGTGTCGATCGTCATTGGCTGCATCATTATCATCTACGCGCTGCTTGGCCTGGCCGGCATGGGCGGCGGACTTCCAAATCTGAAATAGGAGCAAAAGGAAATGAAAAAATCACTGAGCCTGCAGGAGCACCGCGAGGCGCAAGGCCGCGAGGCGCCGGAGCCGTCAACGCCGCCGCCTGAGCCGCCGGAGGATGAGGCGACGGAAACCAAGACGAAGAAAACCAAGAAATGGGATGATTGATGCAATGCGCAAGGTGATCCTGGGCGATGCATTCCGGCGTGTTTACGAGCGCGGCGATACGATTTGGCCGCGCAAGAACATCGCCACGTCGCCGGGGCCACATTTGGAAACTCCGGCAAGCGCAAGCGGTAGCGAAGAGACGCTGAAACTGCCGGAGCCGGCGCCGCACCCAGATGCCTAATCGTGCAATGATGAAGCATTGATGAAGGGTGCGGCGTTTCGTTTCGGACTTCTTTTAGGAGAGTCTAATGAACTGGGGTGATGTTAAAAGCTTAGCGGCGTCTTTTGTCCACCGAAAAGACATCGACTGGCAGATGCTGCAGAACTTGGCGCTGGCGCAGATTAACCAGAATTTGGCGGTGCAGGAGAATGAGGGCGCGACATCAGTGGCGATGACACCATCCAGCCTATCGGGGTTCAACGCCGGGGCGCTGCCGATCGACTTTGCCCGGCCGCGGGCGGTATTTGCCGGCAAGGGAGAGCTGGAGCCGACCGATATCCAGGGCCTGCTAGGGCGTGGCGACTGCCACGGTTTTTTCGCGATTTCGGGCAGCAAACTATATGCGAACGAGGTCGGGCCGCTGAGCATGGTCTATTCGACCCGTACGCAGCCACTGGTGAGCGATAGCGATACGAACGCGCTGTCGGAGCTTTATTCGACGGTGCTGCTGTATGGGCTTCTCTGCCAGGCGGTGCAGCAGATCCAGGACTTTGACGCGCTGCAGGCTCACAAGGGCGCCTATGACGATGCGATTGGCGAGGCGAACGCCAACTATGCGCTGGCGACGTTCTCGGCCGGTGTGGTGTCGCGGACGCCGTATGCCGTGGTGAGGAACTGACATGGCGGTTGAAAGTGCAACCACGCTTGCCGGCCTCAATCCGGCCTGGCCGTTGGGAACTGACCTGAAGTCGGAAGGCGACGACCATATCAGGCTGATCAAGTCGCTGCTGAAATCGACGTTTCCCAATGAGGTGGTACCGCCTAGCGGCATTGATATCAGTTTTGGCTACCGGATCACGCCAGATCGTTTTGTATGGAACGACAAGGCTGACCTGACCGGGACCGATGTCGCGATCATGGACGAAACCGGGCGCATGGCGCTTGGGATGCCGTTGCCGGCGCCGGCCGGCTATCGCAGTGGCCTGACGGTCAAGGGCGATGTGACGCTGAATGCATCGAGCGCGTTGGCCTTCAACGCCTATTTCGACCCGAGCGCGACATGGAAGGCGCTGTCGAACGGGTGGATGGGCTATCTGATCATTGATCCGGCGACTGGCCAGGTGGACTTGGCGCGATCGGCAACGTCGATCGGCGCCGGCGTGACGGTGACGCCGCCCAGCCTGGTGAAGTTCGTGGCGGATGGCAGCGCGACGTTTTTCAGCACGGTGCGCGTTAACAATGACGCCAATTTCTGGCTGGGCGTGAGTGGCGCGACCAAGCTTTTGAGTTTTACGGCAAACCGCTATCTCGGTTGGGACAGCGGGAGTGATCAATATATTTTCAACGGTGTCGGCCTGAGCGTGGTGTCACTGACGTCGGCGGGTGCAATCTCGGGGACGGCATTTTCCGCAAGTACCGGAACATATGTCAGCACGAGCAACCAGGTCATTCTGGCGACCGGATCGGCCGGCACGGTGATCCTGCGGCCGAATGGAGCGGGATCGGCGACCGGGCAGGCATTTGTCGCGGCGAATGGCGATTTCACCATTACAAGCGCGACAGCGACCAAGAACACGGCCGGAGGATGGGTGGCGCCGTCGGATGCGCGACTGAAGAATGTACAGGGTGACTATACACATGGCCTGACTGAACTGCTGCAAGTGCAGCCGAAGCAATACACGTTCAAGACCGACCCGGACGGAGATCCGATTGTCGGCGTGATCGCGCAGGACATTGAGGACGTGCTGCCCGAATGCGTCAAACTTGTCGAGGGCGAGATCGCCGGCAAGACGGTCGCTGACATTCGCCAGTATGACATGACGCCGCTGACCTATGCGCTGATCAACGCCGTCAAGACGCTTTCGGCGCGGCTGGACGCCCTGGAGGCAGCGCCCGCGGCACGACAGGAGGCTGGCCGGTGATCCTGACCTGCTACCGTTTTGACCGCAAATATTGGGCTTATACGGGGCAGGAGCGGGTGCGGCCGTTGGTGGCGCAGCCTTACCGGCTGATTTACGAGCTGCCGGCTTATGCGACGTTGGTCGAGCCGCCGGAGACGCAGGAGCATGAGGCCGCGGTATTTTTGGACCGCACGCAACATTGGGTGATTGTGTCGGATCACAGGGGCGAAACCTGGTTTGACTGGGCCGGCCGGCCGCAGGTGATCGATCGCCTGGGCGATCCGGCGCAGTGGGGCATGAAACGGGAGGAGCGCAAGGCGTCATGATCGAGGGCGTGCCGCGCGCGATCATCTACTGGGGCCTGTTCATGGCGGTAGTGATCGCGGTGCTGATATATGTATGGGTGTGGCGGTGAGCCTGCCAGAAGAAACTGGCAAGGTTGCTTCAAATGCTATCGATGCAATGCGTGGTTCACCGGGGTTATTGTCGGTCATTATTTTGCAGGTAACTACGTTGATTGTGTTATACTTCATTTCGAGTGCGAACAGGGATCGGGAACAGGCACGGGAAATTGCGTTGATAGAGCGGTGTTGGCCGCAGACGCATAAAGAGGACAGGTTGTGACACGGCCGAAAAAAGGCGAGGTCAAGCTGACCGGCATTAACCGCGATGCGGTGCCGGGCGATGCGCCGGAGGATTGGTGGACGGATGGGCGCAACGTCATGTTTGTGGCTGGCGAGACGGTGCGCATTCCGGGCGAGGCGCTGTTTGCGGCGCCCAATATCAAGACGGCGCAGTTTGTCCACTATGTCGATACCGGTGTGCAGCAGTGGTGGATTTATGGTGGCGACAATGGCGTGGCGGTGACGGACGGCGCCACGCACTACAACGTCACGCCGACCGGTTGGGGCGCGATCGCCTCGAAAAACTATGTTTTCACGGTGGGCGACCTTAACACGCTGCCGTTTGTGAATCATCCGGAACGTGGTCCGTATTGGTGGGATGGCGACCCGTCGCACATCATGACGCCGCTGCCCGATTGGCCGTCTGGGTGGAGCTGCCGCGTCATGCGGGCGCACAAAAATTTCCTGATGGCCGGCAATATCGATACCGGCGCCGGCCTATTGGAAGGCCAGGTGTCATGGTCGAGTTCGGCGGCGCCGGGCGCGGTGCCGTCCTTCTGGCATCCGTCGCCAACCAATGATGCCGGCGACTTTGCCTTTGCCAAGCCTGGCGGTCCGATCGTGGACATGATTTCGATCCGCGACCAGGTGCTGGTCGCCAAACAGGATTACCAGGGCGTGCTGCAATATGTCGGCGGCAATTTCGTCTTCGAGGGTCGCGACGTGTTTCCATCCGTGGGGTTGTTCGCGACAGGCGCGTGGATAGAGCAGGGCAATCTTTGCTACATGCTGACCGGCACGGGTGAGTTTGTTCGGCATGACATGACGAGTATTTCAAATATACTGTACGGCGTCCTGCAGGATTATCTTAAGGCGCAAATCAATTACGAATATCCGTCGAGCTGCTTCATGTACCGTGACGACGACGCCGGCCAGGTCGGCCTGGCCTATCCTGTCGGCACGTCGAAAGCCTGCACGGAAGCGATCCTGGTCGAGACGGCAAGCGGCCGGCCTGGCATCCGCGACCTGCCGAATGTTTTTGGCGCCGATCTTGGCCTGACATCAATCCTCAGTCAGATGTGGGACGCGGACCACACGGCCTGGAACACGGATGTGACGAGCTGGAACCAGGGCGGCAGCGGGTATCAGCCGTTGCGCGTGATGTTTGCCGGCGGCACGCAAGGGATGATCGCGCAAGGCGGGTCGAACGACAAGCTTTCCGGGCCGATGCTGGCCTATGTGGCGCGCGCCGGCATCGATGCATCCGAGATGGATTACAGAAAAACGATTTCTGGGATGGTGCCGCGCGTCAAGGGCAACCGTAACGATGTGCTTTATTTCCAGTTCGGCGCCCAGGCGGACGACAATTCGAATGTCGATCTGACAGCTTTGCTGCCCTATACGATCGGCGGTGACGATCAGATTGATTTTTTCTTGGACGGTCAGTTGCTGTCGATCCACGCGCAATCGACCGGCGGGGCGCCGTGGAAGCTGGCGGCGCTGATTCCGGCAATGCGAAAGAGCGGCAGATGGTAGACGCCCGTGGCATGACCTACATGCCGTCGCCGCCACCGCAATCGGGTGGCGAGACGGAATTGCGACAGTGGTGCGTGCGTGAGTTCGGCCGGATCTCGACGGCGGTTCTCAATGGTCGATCGGTCTACCTATCGCTGGATGCGGTTGAGAAAAAGCCAGAAAAACCGTTTGCCGGCGCGGTGGCGTATTTTGCGGCGGGTGTTGTGGGGGTGGGAAGCGCGGAAGGACTTCATGAATATCGCAGTGACGCCGCCTGGCATAAACTTTGAGTTTGCCTGCCTGGTGCTTGGACCGGACATGCCGGCGTGGCAATTGCGCGCCTTTGCCAGGGCTTACGATCGGGCCGGCGACTGGCGCTGGTCGCCGCGCACCTTCAGGCGCAATGTGCGTGACGGGCATGTGATCTGTTGCGTGGTGGTGCGCCAGGATTTGAGCGTAGCGGCGCAGTTCGGGATCGAGCTGATGATTGACCGTGATGGCTGGCCGTTCACGCAATTTCTGTTTTTCGAGAGTGCGCCTGACGAGCGGCGACTGCGTGCGCTGCAGAAGCTGGTGCCGCTCGTGGTCGAGACGGCGTGGCGGATTTCGATGGCCTACAAGGAGGCGGAAACCGCATTTCCGTACAAGATGCGGCTGCTTTTGATAGGGCGCAAGGGCTGGCGCCGCGTGGTCAAGAAACTTGGCCTGCAAATGGACGAAGAGGGTTGGATAACGGAAGATCAGGAGGCGTTTCGTCATGGGATTTTCGGGCGGTCAGTCGAGCGGAGCCAGTAGCGGCTCCAGCTACGGCTACAATCAGAGCCTGGCGCA